CATAAGAGATCCATTAGATATTACACCTGATAAATTAATACAGGTAACAGATTTGGTTGGATTGAAACAGACTGGATATGTTGATGGTCGAGCATATTATGGTGCAGTATTCTTTAAAAATGATATTAAATATGCTGGTCTTTATGAGACTGCTGGACAACTCATAAGAGTTTATGATACACTACAGAATAGCATTGATGCTCAATCAACCACTGATCCATCTGCAATTCAACGTCAAGGAACTGATGTATCGAGTAATGATCCTAGACTTAATCTCCCAAACACTCCCGATAATTTAATTTAATATGTCAGGAAAAGGTAATTCAGGTATAAACAATAGAAAGGATTCTCCTTCTGCCAAGCAGAATTATACTGCTCTGAGTTATGGTAACAATCAGGGAACAATTTCTTTTGGGCAGATTCATAAGCAAGGAGATGTTACAGCAGGAGTTATGCTTGAAACTCCAGATGGTGAACATCAATTATCTCTTGATATTGATGGTGAAAGAACGGGATGGACACTTTCCACATCACCTGGAGCGTTTGCTGTTGAATCTGGAAGTGCTTTGGAGGAAGCTCAAGATGCAGTAATAATCAATGCAAAGAATGGTAATATTAATATTATTGCCACTAATGGAAAAATTAGAATGGAGGCGAATGACATTGAGTTGATTGCTAAAGGTGATCAAGGAACCAAGGGTAAGATTGTATTGGAAGGAAGTGATGATATAATATTAAATTCTCCTAAAATTCAATTAAATGGAGCGACTTTGGTGAGAATTGCATCACCGCAAAAAGTAGAAGTTGCTGCTAATGCTGTTCTACAGATGTATGGATCTATAATTCGTGGTGTAACTGATGCTGTTTCAGAAAAGGATTCTAAGGTAGGTGGTAAAAGGATTCAAAAACTAGAAAATCAAACGGAGGGATAACGAATGTCTTACAATGTAGATGATATCAATGTAGGCGGTCAACTTAAAGTTGGAACTGGTGTATGTGCTGCGACTGGTGAGGGTGATACACGTATAAATGGATCAGCAATGATGGAAGGACCAGTCGTGATTGGCAATCCTTCAGCATATACAAATGCAGAAGCAACTTTAATGGTTGCTGCTCTTGTTAATGATGATCCAGATTGTGAAGAACCAAAATCTGTTCTTGGTATTTCTGGTTCTCAACCAACAGGAGTTAAAATAAAGGGAAATGTTTTTATTCAAGGAGATCTGTTCACAACAGGTTCAGTTGATTGTATATCTGTAGGAAGATTAGAGGCAAGACATAAGGCAGCAGATGCTTCTCCAAAGAAGTTTGATATGGTTCATCCTTCCAAGGGTGAGGGTCATCGTCTTGCACATGCGTGTATTGAAGGCCCAGAAGTAGGAGTATATTATAGAGGTAGACTTAAGAATAGTAATGTGATAGAGTTACCTACATACTGGAAGGATTTAATACATGCTGACAGTATCTCTGTTCAACTCCAACCTATTGGTGCTCATCAGGATATCATCATAAAGAGATGGGATGATGAGGAAGTACATTTACAATCAAGAGGCCCTATTCCTATCGATTGTTTCTATCATGTTTATGCTGAGAGAAAGGATGTAAATGCATTGATTGTAGAGTATGAAGGTAAGGATTGGGATGATTATCCTGACAAAGATAATCATGATCCTAAATATGCAGAGGTGATCAACACTAGAACTCGTTAAAATGGATGATGCATTTGTAGAAAAGTGTGTAGTAGACACACTTAGAAGAAGAGTTATTCTTTATTCTTCTGAAGGTGAGAAAAAAACTGTAGACTGTGATACAGTTGATGAATTTATGAGAGTATTATCTTTCGTTAGGAATACAGTTGATGAAGACATGCTGGTGTATTCTGATCCTCTCTGAGGGAAAATTAGCTTTTAATTCCAAAAAAGTCGGAAAAAAAATTCCCAAAATTTTTTGCCCCCATTAGTCTTGGCAGAGTTTTTTTGTAATGCTAAATAATCCATAACAAGAACTATAAGTACGAATACAATGGGTCTTTCCAGATTAGATAATTTTCTTAAATCAGCGAGAGGGACAATTCTCTATGTTAACCCTAACGATTTGGATGCAACTGATAGTATTGAAAATCAGGGAAACTCATTAACCCGTCCTTTTAAAACTATTCAACGTGCATTAGTTGAGTCTGCTAGATTTTCATATCAGAAGGGTTTAGAGAATGATCGTTTCGCAAAAACAACTATATTAATATATCCAGGTGATCACATTGTAGATAATAGACCTGGATTTATTCCAATAGATACTAATCAATATCGTTTACGAAATGGTTCTACTACAAACGATCTTCCTCCATTTGATTTAACATCAAATTTTGATCTTTCTACATCAGATAACGAATTATATAAGCTTAACAGTGTTCATGGTGGAGTAATTGTTCCTAGAGGAACTTCACTTGTTGGACTAGATTTAAGAAAAACAAAGATAAGACCAAGATATGTTCCAAACCCAACAAATGATGATATAGAGAGATCTGCTCTATTCAGAGTTACTGGTGGTTGCTATTTCTGGCAATTTTCAATGTTTGATGCTGATCCTAATGGACAGTGTTTCAAGGATTACAGTGAAAACCTCTTTGTTCCTAATTTTTCACACCACAAACTAACTTGCTTTGAATATGCAGACGGTGTTAATAATGTAAAAATCAATGATTCTTTCATTAGTGGTACTGATGGGGAATTTGATAGAACTGACCTTGCAATGTATTATGAGAAGGTTGGTCTAGTTTATGGTACTTCTTCTGGTCGTGCTATTGAACCAGATTATCCAAGCTCTGGTCTTGATATTCAACCAAAAATAGATGAATATCGCATAGTTGGTTCACAGGGTAAAACTGTTGGTATTAGTAGTATCTTCTCTGGAGACAGTGTAATTGCAAACACAACTGTTACTGTTTCTACCAATACTCCTGTTCCAGAATTGCAGGTGGATACTCCATTCAGTATTAAGGATGTTGGAGTAGAAGAATACAATGGACAATTTGTTGTATCTGAGGTTATAAATCCAAGTAAAATTAAATATCAAGTACAAAATACACCAATTGTTGCAAATCCAAGTTCTGCAGGATCTGAATTAAGTTTAACTGCAAATACAGTTACCTCTGCATCTCCATATATTTTCAACGTATCTTTAAGATCTGTATTTGGTGTATGTGGATTGCTTGCTGACGGTAAGAAAGCAACTGGATTTAAATCTATGGTTGTTGCCCAGTTTACGGGTATTGGATTACAAAAAGATGATAATGCCTTTGTGTTGTACAATAGTACAAATGGAGAATATGATGATAGTTCATCAGTAACTTCTGTATTAAGTAATAATTCAAAAGCAATCTATAAGCCTTCTTATAGAAATTTCCATATCAAGGTAACTAATGATGCCTTTATTCAGGCAGTTTCTATATTTGCCATTGGATATGCAGAGCACTTTGTATCAGAGAATGGTGCTGATATAAGTCTTACTAACTCCAACTCAAACTTTGGTTCTAAGTCACTTGCTGCATCTGGATTTAAAAATGATGCATTTACTCAAGATGATAAGGGTTATATCACTCATATAATTCCACCAAAACAATTACCTCTTTCTGAAGTATCTGTAGAAGTAGAATCTATTGATGTTCAAAAGACTGCTGTTGGTGTTGCATCTACAGGAAATCTTTACTTATATGGTAAGACTAATCCTGATACCCCACCCGAAAATGTTATTGAAGGTTATCGAGTTGGTGCAAGAACGAATGATGATCTTAAAGTTCTAATTTCTGATGCTGGTACAGTAGTAGAGAAGAAAGCAAGAATTGTTATGGATGGATCTCAGAGTAGTTCTGAGAAATCTTTTGATGTTGCTAGAACGGCTACAGGAAATACAATTAATAATAACGTAATTCGTTTAGATACTGCTCATGACTTTATAAATGGAGAATCTGTTAGAGTTGTTAGTGATAATGGTCATCTTCCTGATGGTTTAGATTCAAATACATTGTATTATGTAATTACAACTGGTAGTGGCATCAATACAAATACTGATGTTAAATTATCTAAGACATTAAGTGATGCATTAATTACTACTGCTGGTCAGGAATTGACAATTAATAATCGTGGTGGTTCTTTGAAAGTCGTAAGTAGAGTATCTGACAAGAATTCTGGTGAGTTAGGTCACCCAATTCAGTTTGATACTACAAACAATCAGTGGTATGTAAATGTTTCTACAACTGCAAGTGAAAATACCATTTATCCAAGTCTTGTAAGTCTAGGAACTGCTGTCCTTGGAGAAGCAACACCAAGAACATTTATCAATAGAGTTCCTGATGCAAGAAATGCTGATGATACCATTTATCGTGCAAGATATGTAATACCAAAAGATGCAGGAACTGCAAGACCACCAAGTGATGGATTTATTCTTCAGGAATCTAATACTTCGATTGGTGCAACTGATGCAGAAGTTCAGTCATACTTTGGGTCAGGAACTCTTACAAATGAAAATCAATTAAGGAACTTTAGAATTATTTCATCTGCTAACTGGAGTGGAACAGAAGTTTCAATTCAAACTGAATTGCCACATAATTTGACTGTTGGTTCTCAGGTTGAACTTGTTAATGTTAAGAGTACAACTAATACAACTGGTGTAGGTAATTCTGGATTTAATAGAACATTTGCTGTTACTGGTATTAGTAGTGCAAAGAATTTCACTGTAGGATTAACAACAGATCCTGGTACTTTCACTAGTGATACAACTTTAAGAACAGTATCATTACCACACTTTAAGAGAAAGACGTTTAAAGATACTTATTATATTCAAGGAAGTCACGAAGCTCAGAAATATATTGCAGGAAGTCAGGATGGTATCTACTACTTAACCGTAGTAAACTCATCAAACACTCCTACTGTGTCTGAATTTGCTGGTGATAAATTCTCTCAACCTGTGAAGGAACTATTTCCACAAACAAATAGAGATAACCCAGTATCTGATCCAGAAGAAACTTCATCTTTCGCTGTTGCTAATTTAATAGGTAAGGTTGTTGTTAATGACGTTGAAAATAGTGTAACAAAAGAAACTCTTACTAAATTCAATAGAGATGTTGATACAGGTATTACCCTTTCTGATATTGTTTCAAGCACAACAGGTATTGCACATACTCTTCATTCAAGTGTTGATCATGGATTAAACAAGGCAACACTTGTAAGTATTGCAAATAGCGGAACTGGATATGGTATTGGATCTGCCGTTGAGGAAACATATTATAATGCTAATTTAGTATCAATAGGTGCTTCTGTAACTGGTGTTAATGCTACTGCGAAAGTTACTGTTGCTCCAACAGGTGGTATTACTGCTATCGAATTAATGGATGGTGGTAGTTCATTCAACGTTGGAAATACATTGGCAGTTGTTGGTATTGCAACTACAACTGGATATAGTCAGGCAACTGTTACTGTAAGTAAGGTATATGATAATACTGGTGATTCAATTAGAGTTGTTGGTGTATCTTCTGCAACCTATGCTGGATATAATTCAACATATAGAGTTACTGGTGTTGGTACGCAAGGTAAGGAGATCTATGTAACATCTACATCTGCTATCAGTGGAGTTTCTACTACTGGTATTGGAGCAACAGCAGTAGATGGTTCATATTCATACCTAACAGGTGAATCACTAAGAGTTAGTTCAATTGTTTATAACAATGTCGTTGGCCTTGCAACAGTTACAACAGCAAATGCTCATGGATTAAAAGTTGATAATGTAGTTGAATTTGTAGGTGCAGATCAAGCATTATACAATAATTCATTTGCTGTAACTGAGAATGTAGGATTATCTACTTTTGTTGTTAATATTGGTGTTAATGCATCATCACCTGCAACAACAGGAACTATCTTTGCATATCGTGATGGTTATGCATCTAATGCTGGTTTGATTACTATTGACGATGAAAACTTAAATGGTCGTATGATTCCATCTTATGCTGGAATTACAACTACATTGGCAGCTGCTATTACGAACACAACAACGGAAACCATAGCACTTAATGGTAGATCTGGTCTTGATATAAGAAATGGTGATTACTTTACAATTGATGATGAGATTGTAAGAGTTAAGACTGCACCAACAGGTGTTGGTGATGCTGTAAATGTATTCCGTGGAGTATTAGGTTCTAAGAGAGCAACTCACATTGACGAATCTTTAGTGAGAAGGATGCATATTAATCCAATTGAACTTAGAAGACATTCTATTATTCGTGCATCTGGTCATACATTTGAATATGTTGGATATGGTCCAGGTAATTACTCAACAGCTTTACCAGATAAGCATGATAGAGAATTGTCTGTCGAAGAAGAATTATTAGCACAATCAACTCGAAAGAATGGTGGTGTTAACTTCTATACTGGTATGAATGCCAAGGGTATATCATTCACTGGTAATAAGAAGTCAAGTAGTATTACAGGAAAAGAAGAAATCTTTGATACTCCAGTTCAGACAGTAACTGGTGAGGATATTGGAAATCTTGAAGATCTTAACGTAACTCAGGCAACTGAGGGTGTATTCTCAAGATCTATTAGAGTTGAAGGTGGCCCTGATAACAAGGTAGCAACTGAGTTTAATGGTCCTATTATTGTTAACAATAAGTTGACGGTTAATTCAAGTGAAGGATTTGAGGCTAACTCATTATTCTTACAAGGTGATAAGACGGTATCTAGAAAGTATACTCTTTCTGGATCAACTCCTACTCTTGCAGGTAATCCTGGTGATATTACATACTTCTCTGATCCATCTCAAGGTGGATATGCTGGTTGGATTTATAGTGTAGACAATGAGTGGAGAAGATTTGGTAGTGTAAGTCTTGCAAATGATGCAAATATAAATGTATTCGATCAAGTAGGAATTGGAACTACTACACCTGGCACAAATACACTTCAAGTGGGTGCTGGATTGTCTGTTATTTCAGTAAGTAGTGATGGTGGTTTTGGTATTGGAAATACGGCTAGTGGGTTTAAACTTAATGTAAATGGTAACTCTAATATTGCTGGTATATTAACTGCGACCAAGTTTGTTGGTGATGGTTCTGGTTTAACTGGAATCAATGCAGCAGCATCTGGATGGACTAATTATGTTGGAGTTTCTTCTGTAACTTACAATACAAACATCGTTAATAATGGCCGAGTTGGTATAGGAATAACTGTTCCGAATTATCTTCTCGAAGTTGGTACTGTTGGAGCAGGTAATACTACCATCAATGTAAATGGTCATGCATTATTTACAGATCAGATTGATGCTAACACTGTAAATATTACTGGTATTCTTACATCAGTCAATTATAATTTACAAGGTGCATCTAGTAAGATAACTGTTGGTGTTATTACTACCACTGATCTTAAGATTGGTTCTGGATCAACTATTCTGGCAACATCTGCTGGTGGAATAGGTATTGGAACTTTATCAGCAAGAGCTAATTTAGATGTTGAAGGTCACACAAGACTTAAAACTTATTCTGAGAATGTTGGAACACTTTCAGTTTCTGCTAATGTTGCAACTATTGATTTAGGTTCAGCACAGACATTTAATCATACTTTAACTGAGGATATTACAGGGTTTAAAGTAATTAATGTACCTTCAGGATCTTCATCATTTGTTATCAAATTTACTCAGGATGCAACTGGTGGTAGAGGAGTTGATATAGATACATTTGTAGATGCTTCATCAACTTCTGTACCAGTTTACTGGCCTTCTGGAGTTGTACCTATTGTTACTGGTCTTGCATCCAAAACTGATCTTTACTCATTTAAAATTTTAAATGGTGCTACCTTGAGTTCAGATGGGTTATTTGGAGTTGTTACTGGTCAAAACTTCGGTTAATAAATGGAACAAAGTTTATTTAAAAATATTCCGACTTATTTGGATCTTAATGGTCCAATTTTGTCGTTTACAACTAATCCGTCAGATGTAGAGGGTCAACCTAATGGGTCATTATCTCTTGTAGGTATTGCAACGGCATCGTTTCCTAATTCTGCTGATAACGCAGGATCTATATCATATCAATGGTATGAGGTTGGTGTAGGTAAATTAACTGATAATTATTATGTTGCAGGAAGTGGCACTACTACTTTAACACTTAGTTATCTTCAAACACCTAATGATAATGGAAGACAATTTTATGTTGAAGCTGATTATGTTCCTTTTCCATATGTCACAGGCAATGCTATTAATGAACCTCTAAATTCTGGAATCAGTAGTATAACTGTAGCTGATGTAATTCAAATTACAACTCAATCAGTTCCAATTACAGGAATAACAACCACTAATTATCAGTTTAACATTGTATCTAATTTGAGTGGAGAAGCAGAAAATTTAACATATCAATGGCAAATCGATGGAACAAATATTAGTGACGGAATAATTGAAAAGAGGAGTGTAGTAGATGTAGGAAGTAACGTAAGAGTAACTGAACAAACATTTTTAACTGATACTTTTACAATACCTGCAAATGCTACTGATATTAGATTAGATCTTGGATCTGGTTGTGGTGGTTCTGGTGGAGATACTCATTTAAACAGTGGTGGAGATGGTGGTGATGGAATGTCTGCATGGTTTACAATTCCTTCAAGTTCATCTGCAAGATCAGTTGTTATCAATGTAGGTAAAAATGGAAATGATGGATTGGTAGGAACGGCAAGTAGTGGTGGACTTGGTGGAATAACTGGACCAGGTGGATCTCTTGGTGGATCAGGTGCAAAGTCTGGATCTACAGGATTGAATGGATCTGGCGGCGGCGGTGGTGGTGCTACTGTTGTCCAGATTGATGGAACACTTGCGATTGTTTTAGGTGGTGGAGCAGGTGGTGGTGGAGCCAGTGAATCTGGTGCAGGAACCAATGGTGCTGATGCAGGGCCTAAATCTGACAGTCTACCTTTTTATGGTTTGACTGATAGTGATTCTTTTTCTGATGTTGGTGGTGCTTCTGCTGTTGTATCAACTGGAGCTGGTGGTGGTGGAGGAGGAGCAGGAGCTTCCTTTACATATAATTCTTCTACTTATAGTGCTGCGACTGCAGGAACTTCTGGTTCATCTGCAACAGGTGGTAATCAAGGACATAGTGCATATAAAACTAGTTTAGCAACTCTTGATGGGGGATCTTATAATCGATATGTAAAATCTCGTGGAGCATCTTCTGGTTGGGCGTTTCTTTCATATACCACTACTTCAACTACAAATACAAACGATACAAAAACTACTACTATAAGTGGTTCTGAAACTGCATCTTTAACTTTAAACACCGACAAGGTTGGTGTTGCATATACTGTTGCAGTACAAATTGAAGGAGCTGCTGGTAATTCTCCATTAAAATCTAATATTGTTGGATATAATATAGTATCTCCTTTTAGTCCATCTGCAGCAATTGTAAACATTGAAGCAATTGGAATTACAACTTCTGCTTCATTATCATCTATAAATTTGCACAATGGCGAAATAACTCTTACTTCTTCTGATGTTAGAATTGATAATACAAATGCTATAAGAAATTATGTATTATATTCTCCTGAAAGAGATGTTGATGTTGAGATGGATATGTATGGTCGAATGGGTAATATTAATGCTGGATCTGTTGGTGGTGGAGGAGGAGAAGGTGGATTTTCTAGAATTAGATTTACAATGGAAAAAAATGTTGAGTATGTAGTTACTGGATTATCTACTGCGATTGGCTCTCCTGCACTTTACAGAAAAGCATCTTTACTTGCTCGTGTTGGTCAGGGTGGAGACACTGCTAAGACTGGTGGAAATGGTGGTGGAAATGGTGGTGGAGTTGGAATAGCAGGTGATAATGGTGGTGGATCAAGTGCTGGTGCAGGTGGTGGTACATTTGGTGGAGGAACTGCAGGAACGAATGGTACTTTTGGTTCTATATTTCAATCTCCTACACTATATGCAGGTGATAATCAATCATCTGCTCCATTCAATGGTTTTACTATTGGATGTACTAAGGGAATCTATTGGGCTCAACAAGGAAAAACCCCATGTGAGGATCTTGGAAATGTGCAATTTAGATTGAGTGATGGATCTGCAGTTTCTAATACAACTTCAACAATAACAAGAGGATATAAAGACGGATATAATATTATTGAAACTGCAGGAATAGCAGTTGGTAATGGTGGTAATGGTGGTAATGGAGCAGTTGGTGGAGTAGGTGGTGGTGATGGTAGTGGTGGGGGTGGAGGATCTGGATATACTAGTGGAGCAGTAACTGTTGTTTCCTCTACTTTAGGTGGTAGCATAGGAGATGTACGAATAGTGCTTAGACTTGTTTGACCTATAAATAATAAAAAATAGGGGGAGAGTGAACCCGAAATAACATGGCTGTAAACAAGAATTTTGTAGTAAAGAATGGATTAGAGGTAGGAACAGACCTCATTCTTGCTAATACTACTAACAGCAGAGTTGGTATAGGGACATCCTTACCAACAGATACCCTCCATGTGAACGGAGGAATCGCTGGTACAGATTTTGTTATTTCGGGTATAGCAACAATACCAACGTTGAATTCAACGACTGGTACTATAACTAACCTTTCTGCTACTACCATTTCGATGGGTAGTACGGCAATAGTTAATTCCGCAAGACAGTTACAAAATATTGCATCGTTAGATGCCGCAACTACAGCAACTATTGAAGCTGCTATTGAAGCAGGCCCAAATACGTTTGCTAATTTAAATATTACAGGTGTATCAACATTTGTTGGACTTGCTACATTTGGTAGTGGGATAGAAGTTCAATCTGGGGTATCTACATTTGCAGGATTAGTTGATATCAACGCTGGTGGTCGTGCTAATACATTCCAAGTAGAAGATTTAACATCAGGTAGAATAGTAACTGTTGGTGGTAGTGGAGAACTACAGGATGATGCAGATTTAACTTGGGATAAAGAGACACTAACTGCAGCTAATTTAAATGTTGCTGGAGTAACTACTTCTGGTGGATTAATAGATGCTAATGGTGGAGTAAGTATATCTGGTGGTTCAGGTCTTCAAGTTACAGGTGCT